GCTAAATGTTTCGGATTACACAGACCACCTTGAGTTCTCAAAGGACTATCTCATCTATTCATTCCTCCGTAAATGGAAGGGGTGGAAGGGTGTGAACCCCCGAGCCCAAGCAACCGCAATCTGGACAGATTGCGAACGTACAAACTTCTTAACAAATCTCAGGATGCAATCGGCGTTTCTGGGTAGTGAAGACTACCCGCTGGGCTTCATTGCTGAAGTTCAGCGTAAAATAGAAACCGTCATAGGCACCCACCCGATTTACGAGAAGTTAGACGTGCTGTGTAGGTGGAGCGGTGGAGCTACTTTCGACCTCCGTCGAGGTAGCGACATCGCCGACAAGATGTCGAACAGCTTAACCGTAACGCCCCGATGTCTCCCGCACCTGGAACGGATTCTTAAATCCGACCATGTATGGCGCGAAGCGCTGGGAGAGGAGTTTGTACCCAATTTAGTAATGGGTAATCGGTGCACTACGGTGCCCAAGACCTATAAGACCGACCGTATGATCGCAGCCGAACCCACTGCAAATGCTTTCTTGCAGCAGGGCGTAGGCCGTTTCATAAGGAAACGTCTAAAAGGTTTCGGTGTCGATCTTGATGACCAGACGGTCAACCAAGAGTATGCCTTTCGAGCCCTTGTTGACGGTCTGTCAACAATTGACTTGAGTTCGGCTAGCGACACCCTCTCTTACGCCCTAGTTGAATTATTACTGCCTCCCGCTTGGTTTGAGTACCTTTGCGACCTCAGGTCGCCAAGATCCAAACTCGACGGTAAGTGGTATATACTCAACAAGTTCTCCAGTATGGGGAACGCATTCACATTCGAATTAGAGTCGCTCATCTTTTGGGCAATCACTAAAACAGTATGTGAAATGGGCGACCACAGCGGACCTGTTAGCGTCTACGGTGACGATATCATCTGCCCTAATCAGGCTTATGAGACCGTTGTCGCAGCGCTGAAGTGGTGCGGCTTCAAGGTTAACTCCGAGAAGTCGTATCACACAGGTAGCTTCTATGAGTCATGTGGACGTCACTACTTCGATTTAGAAGATGTAACGCCCGTCTATCAAAAGGAAGTCGTTGGTAATGACCTCTTTGAGATGGTTAGACTCCATAATAGGCTATACCGCTGGGGTAAGCGCAATGGCATGCATCTTGTGAAAGATGCATTGCGCCTTATCATCGACGAGAGTCGTGATAAGCATAAGCGTCTCACCTTTACGCCGTACATCGAGG